TTCTTGTTTTGATTTAAGTAACTACTAACACCAGTTTTGATGATGTTACTAATATCTTCAGGAATGTTTGCCATGTTTTATTTATTTTATTTCTTTCCCATTAATCCATTTGCTTTGAGCATTTTCTGAAGATCAGCAGTACTACCCACAAACATTGAATTGTTAGTTACATTCTTAGGACCAGATTTATCTTCATCTAAATCTTTCATCTTCTTTTGCAGATCAACTAACTTGTCAGTTGTATCTGCAATGTGTTTGATCAACTGTCCAGCAACTTCATATGCTCTAGGGTGCTGAGAATCACCTGCAACATCTAAGATACCATCAACTGCCTCTTGACCCTTCTCAATGAGGTTGTAGAACTGTGCTCTACTATACTCATAATCCTTAGTGGGATCATCATCTACTTGCTTTTGTATCTTAGGTTTTTCCCTGACAATTTCTGCTTTCACATCAAGTGCCTTTTCTATTGGGTCATAATTTTCAGTCATGGTGCTTCAACATCCCTACCTTGATTTGGACTATAAGTCAATCCATCATCACCAAAGAATGATGAATTTTCACTAAATCCGAAGTCGTCACCAACTTCGATCATATCAGTATCTAGAGAATCTACATTGTTAATCACTGCTTGAGCATCATGTTCTTGAATCTTAGTTCCATACTGTCCTCTAGAAACAATAAGACTAGTACCATTCAATTCTCTGATACGCATAACCTCTTCATCTACCTGAATAAAGCTTCTGGCAATAAGACCAGTAGCAGTAGTAACAGTTACTAATGTCTTCTTAGTATCTAAAGCAGCAGCTAATCTACTTGTAGAATCTGAATTGTAATCCTTCTTAGCGGTTGGAACAACAGTATATCTTTGCTCTCTTGGTGCTCTGATATTTGTAGAGTAATCGACCTGAACCTTCTTGATGATTCCACCTTCGTCTGTAGGTACTTCTTGATAGAAATATGTCTTAGCAACGAAATCTAAATCATATTGAATAAATCTTCTGTTAGAAAAATCTCCCTCGTACTCATCAGTAAAGGAAACATTCCTTAGTGTGTATGGTATATCTCTAGACTCTTCAACCCCATCTAACATATTTACTGTGACGTTATATGATGGTTGAAAGAAAGGTAATATTTGTTCAATAATTTGTAGAGCATCATCCTGTAACTTCGTTGCAAAACTTAGCCTAAATCCTATGTCATATGGGACAGGAAGAAACATCTTCTTCTGTTTTGTTTTATCAGCAGGAGTCTTTGCAAAAAACTTTGTTATTGGTGATGCCTTACGAGTAACATCATAAGTGTATGATGTCAACTCAAATGCAATTCTAGGTAAAGTTATTGCTACGTTATCATCAAAATTTTGCTGCTGTTCAATACGTGCTAAGAACCTTTGCATAGGACCATATGCAATAGGAACCTTCATCATACTAATAGTCTTACCGTCATTAGCAAATTTTTTAATGCTAATGTTATTGAACAGTGTACCAAAAGCGATAACTGTTTTTCTTACGGTCTCATTGTAAAAGTAATTACCTACCATCAAATCTCACCAAATGGATTCTTTTCTGTAAAGTCTACTATAGATGTATCAGATATGTATTCGATAGTCTCACTATCGTTGAACGCATCGTCATCATTATAGTCGATGCTATTTAGAGTGTATGACGCACCCGTGCTCACACCAACTTCAATAGTTATAGTCTCACCTCCTGAGAATTGACCAGATAGATTTTTTGCTAACAACGTATTTGTTGATGCATCCCAACTACTTACAAATGCAGTAGTGAGCGAAGAAGAACCCTTGATAACATCTCCATAATTAAATGTTCCTGAACCCTCTACAGAATCTCCTATTGTAATAGCAGGAACTGAAGTATAACCATATCCAGAGTTTGTATAGTGAATATGTGTTACCTGACCTGCACTATTGATTCCAGCAAATGCTGTTGCATTAGTAGTAGATCCATCAGTAGAAGAAGCACCAACAGTTACTGAAGGAATAGTAGAGTAATTCTTACCTGCATATGATATAGATGTAACACCTACAATTCCTGCAGTTCCAACACCTGCTGTTGCCACTGCACCACTACCAACACCATCTCCAGCAACAAAAGTTACATTTGGAACATCAGAACCAGGAATATATCCTGAACCTGGATTAGTAATAACAACACTTTGGACTCCCCATGATGAGAAGTTCCTAGTACCTACCCTGACCATCTTGGCATAACCTTGAGCAGTATGTCCTGCTCCAGTTGGAGCATCAAACCTAACTGTAGGTGTTGTATTGAATCCTACACCACCTGTTATAACATCAACCTTGTATATACCACCATTAGTAAGAGTTGTATATGCTGTTGCCTTCTCACCACCAGATCCAAGGATCATCGTTACATTGTAACCCTCGGTCTCAAAGTCATCATCAATTTCATCGACACGAGTATTGAAGGTCTCGTCTGTGTACTCGAATGGTTCACAGGTCAACTCATAGGTATAGGTATTTCTTAGCTGATAAAAATCTACAATATCATTTACATACTTAATCTCAAATATAATATCCCTCATTGGGAAATACATCAAGTCACCTTCATAAGGTCTTGCTTGATCTTCCGTTCTCCCAGTAGGACCATATGTGGCAGTTGGGAACTTCCACAATAAAGGTGCTATAGATGAATCATATCTATCCTGTGAGATGATAATCTTCATCTCTGCAGTAGACCTTACACCAAACTTTGTAAGTAAATTATATCCAGAATCAAACCCTTCATATGACGAGATAAATCCTTCTATAGGAAATGATCTATCAAACTTAGAACTAGTAACTTCACGTAGAACATCAGCAGTCTTCACATATACCCTAGGCATATAAATGAATTCAACACCGAACATTCTAATATGCTCGTTTGTTAAATCCTGAACAAGTAACTGCTCTTGCTTATTACCTTGTAAGAAAAAAGGATTGAGTGCCATTATCCAATCATATCCATTACAGGTAGTTCGTAAGTAGAACTCATCTTTTCATCTAACACATCTAGTTCTTTCACACCCTCATCATATATCTCTCTACCATTCAGTTCTACACCACCAGGCATTTTTACACCTCTAAACTTCATCATATTTGAACCCCATTGTTTCTTCAACAATGCAGTAAAATATTTTTTCAAGAACGGATCATTATAAACCTTAGTGAAATCATTAGGATCTACTGTTCTATAACATTCTATAATCAAGTAATCCTCCTCTTTCATACTACTGTAATCACTATCAATATACAATCTACTCTGTCTTCTATTGAATCTTATCTGCTTATCTGGGTGTAATATAAAATCAATATCTTCTAAGTATCGTTTAGTCATTGTGTAACTAAGCAGTTCCATAGAACTGAAATGATACATCTCATTCAAAAATATCTGATATGTCAAGTTGAACATATTAGATGCTATAGCACGACTATCAACCTTCCATACCTTCTCAACACCAATGACAGCATCTGGTATTTGAATGAAGTTTTGCGTTTCTACAAATGAATGAACCGTTGTACCTACACCTGTAATAGAAGTAGTTGCAGTAGTAGTTGTAATACCTAGTGAAGTTTCTCCTCCAGCATGATCAGTTGCTCTTACCGTATTGACAAATTGTTCATCTATCTTATGTTTCAAATACGTTTTTTCAACACCATCCATATGTCTATCATGGAAGGTTTGTAAAGCATCATCTATTAGATCATCGTATTGCTCATCAGCAATATTGATCTCTAATACGGGAAAACCTAACTGGCGTTTCCCGTAATCTATCAGTCCCTGTCTAGTATTTGGTTGTGCCATGTTACTATTTATCGAGTGATAACAACATCTAGTTCATCACCAGCGTCTAATCCTGTAGCAGGATTGATTATTGTGACCTGTGGACTACCCTTAGTATAATCTTGTGTTAGTTCTAATCGAATACCATTTTGATACACTTCAATATTTTTAGCAGTAGTATCATTATCAGTTGGTGTGAATATTGTTTGACCTGCTGTAGCAGTAAACACATCTTCACCTGCATTAGAGACTAGAGATATTTCATCTCCTACGTCTGCACCTGATCCAAGTGTTATAGGAGATCCTGCAGTATAATCAGATCCTCTTTTTAGTAGAACACCATTCAAG